CGGCGGCAACTCAAATCGCCTTACAGCAGCAACTGACCGCTAATAAGCGTTTGGACTTTGAGATTGCGCGTCTTAAGAACTGTGGTGAGTTAATGAAGGCAGGAATTTATTTTCACCCAAGAAGTCAATACGCAAAGATATGTGCTGATGTTATTGTGACTAATCCTGGTGGAGTTATTCCACCACACAGACATTCTATCCCTTCGGTTTCAGTGCCGAACGCAAAGCCCGTATCGCCTGACTCCTCTCCCGCTGCTCAGCTTGGCGCTCCGCTACAGAAAGGACTGGGACAGACTTCCCCCTGATAGCAGCAATCTTTTTCATAACTTTCTTAATCGTTGGTTTGATAACCTTGAGTAGGATATCTGCCAGCGGTTTTGCTGCGAGTGCCGATGCTGTTGCCACTACAGCAATGCCACCAGTAGTCATAACAGAGCCAGCACTAGGAAGTCCAGCAATCACTTGCTCTGGTAGTGGCACCTTTTCTGTTTGCTGGACACACTGGTTTCCTATCAGTTGATATCCAGTTACTTTCTTTCTAAAACCTTCTAGGTATTCACCAACAGGTTCTTTTGCTGCTTGTGCTGGTGTGGGACACTGAACTACCACACCAGATGGAGGAGTTTTAGGTATCGGCAACTCAGGAACAGGGGGAGTTTTAGGTTGCCTTGTATCTACCTTCGGTTTTTGAGTCGGTAGAGTTTGATTGGGTTCGAAGTTAATAGGATTAAATGATGGCACACTTCCATCACAATAAGTCCTGGCACCTCTTGGATCATCTTGTGCTAGTTGCGGACTACCATCAGGGTGTGCTTCTACGCAACCAGGCATATCAACTATCGGTGTTCCAATGTTTTGTGTTACTGGAACTACTGGTGGTATTGATTGTGGATATTGCATCAACCAATCAGGAACTGGAGGTATATCCAGACTCCTGATTTGGATTTCTTTTATCTCAGGCATTAATGCTCATTTGTGAACAGATTTATAAATCCACTCCAGAGATGAAAGAAGAAAACATATAGAAAGAATTTCCCTTCAGCATCTTTGGACTTTCTTCTTCTAGTGGTAGTCATAATGTTTTCCTTTTATTTAACAATTTTCAGAAAATTCTCAGAAAGGAATTGCACCACCAGTCATATTAGGAACTGATTGTGAGGATTTGGGAACAATACCACCAGTTACTTCGGGCATTTCTGGCATAGCACTATCAATCATTCCAGGAAGTGCTTCTGTGATTGCCTTTGTGATTTCTTCTGTTGCCTTTGCTCTTACATCTTCAATCATTGCATCCTTATTGAGATAGAGATATACTCCACCACCGAGAACTGATAGTGATACAAGACCTGAAAGTAGTGCGACTACATTGACTAACTTTTGCATTTCAGTATTTCCTATTAATTGATGTTTTATTTCCCACTGCCATCATTCCTGTTGTTAAGAGAAAAAGAAGTAATAATATATAAAGAGTTGAAATCATTCTACCAACGTGCCATGAGCACGACGAATTTCACGCAATTCCTCAAAATTCTTTTGTTTGGTACCACCATCATATGCCCAAGCATATCCTTCGGTAATCATTTGTTCGTTAAGGGAGAGTTCTGCATCACCAATGTACAACCACCCAAGTAAACGACCATACTTGCCCATGCCACCGACAAGCTCAGTACGAATAATAAGGTCATCATCACCACTAATTGCTCCTTCTAATTTTTCCTTTAACCAATTTGTTGCATCATAACCTAATACTTTCTCTTCATCATCTCTTGTTCTCTTCTCAGGCGTATCAACTCCTGCAACTCTAACTCTTTCTTTCTTGTATAGATCAAACCCGAGATCAATAGTAACGTCAATAGTATCACCATCAACAACACGATTAATTTCTATAACTCGGAAGTTGTAACAACTCTTCCGACTTGGTGGGGTCATTGCTCCCATGATTTGCCTCCTGTGCGTTTGCTGCAATACCAATCACAAATGCACCAACCGCAATGACTGCAGCAGCACCCCATACCCAACGTTCTAGTTGTCTGACCCTGTTCTTAAGATCATCATTTTGTTTTTCAATGCGACTTGCAAAGGAATCTAATTCACTCATTTGAGGAACTTCTTTCATACGTTCCTCTAAAGAAATAACTCTTTCTCTAAAACTTTCCACTCTACTTTCCAGAACAGCAAGTTTAGAATCTTGTTCAGCATCCTTATTCGTCAGGTCGCTCATTTCTCATTTCATCAGAAGCCATACGAAGTATATAGACAACATAATATAAAACTCCTGCCAAAAGAATGGCAAGAGATATAATTACACTCCAAGTAGGATCATTAAAATCATTCAGTGGTCTTAAAAATAATTCCATTAACAGTCATTAAATACACTACCAACTTCAGATCCAACTTCAGATCCAACTTTTTGCCCCAAAATAAGAGCCCATCCAGATGCTAACCATCCAATATAAGGAATATTAGCAACCGCAGGAATAATGGCACCAGCAGCAATACTAGTTCCCGCCATCGCACCTTGACTCCGTGCTCCAGCGTCCGCCACGATGCACTCTATATCTTTTGCAGACTTTCCCTCAGCATTTATTTCACCTCCACCTTGCATATTACGATACCCTTCAGCAGTATATTCATCACGACGATATTCATTTCTCTGCTCACTTCCACCACCAAAGAGACCTCTTCTATTCTTATCCAAATTCATTGACCTTTCAGAGGTCAAAACCTTTGGGTCATTTGCACGATACTCAATTTTATACCCATCTTTTCCAACTTGTACATTATAAGAAGAATACTTCCCATCAGGAAGATTAATAATTGGGTATTTAATTGTGTTGCTAGCATTAATCAAATGCCCCAAAACACCAATATGAGCAATACCAATAACTCCACCAATTACTAATGCTACAATTTTAAAAGGAGACTTACTCGGTACATGCTCTGTAACTTGCTCAGTAGATTTACGCATTAGTATTTCTTGGGTTCTACTGCAGATACAACTTCAGGTTCTTTTTTTGCAGGTGCTTTTGCTTGAGCACCACCATTCTTAGCAGGACTTAAACCAAATGCAGCAAGTGATCCTGAAAAGACTGATGCAATAAACGTAGGATCAAAATCTAAAATCTTTTGACCATTAGGAAGTCTAACGTAACTAAAGGTAAGTAAAGAAGCAGACCATATAAGTACAACAACTTTCACCAAATTACCAAGGACTTCACTCTTATCTTCATGGTGGTCGTCTTTCTCTTCTACCTTTGCTTTGGATTTGTTTCCGAGCATGAGTATAGAGTAAGGCAACTCTATTTAGGGTGTCAATACATCTACTGTCAGATTTGTATTCACGATCTTATTATATTGTTTGCAAAGAACTTCACTTGATTCGTGTTCCCATTTATGATAGACATTCTTAAGTTGTTTTGTATAATCATTACCATCACATTCTTTCATTTCTTCAGCAACTATGGTTTTGATTAATACATCTCTTGTTAAGTTAGTCATGCTTGAGTTTTAATATCCAACAAAGAGTTTACCATTATAACACAAGGAGTTTTTCACAGAACTCTTCTTGGCTGGTTTTCCTATGTAGGATTTTATTATTTATTAATATAGTTATTTTCAATCAACCACTTTTTAGTCAGAGGTGTGGGAGGATATATGGTCCACATTTTACCAGTAGCACAAGCAGAGAGTGCTTTAGCAGTCATACCTTCAGTCTTACCTGCCCATGTTGCTTCCGATTCCCAAGGCACTGAATGTTTTGGATAAGTGTCTTCTACCATTCTCCTCCAAAGTTTGGGCACATCTTCTTCTGGTTTAATAATAGCAACCAAACTATTCTTAATACTACCTGCCATACAATCCTGTGCAGCGTGCCATCCCTCATGACGCATAACAGTCATAAGTGTTGATGGTCGATGCATAAAAGCATCATTCAAATAAAAGTTGTTACTTACAGTATGATAAACACCACGATGCCCGACTGGAAAGTATTTTTGGTCTGCTAAAAAAACCATAACTCCGACTTTATCAAGGGATACCAACATCTGGTCAAACTCCACATTAATAGCAGAATAATCAGTGTCGGGATAGTTATTTTTAATATCCTTGATACTTGTGATTCTTCGAACATTGTCGGTGCATTCTCGTAAGATCATGCAACCCAAAGAGTCCATAGTATTGAATCCTTTAGTTGGTTTGGCAATTGCCGAAGAACTAAATGAAATTGCTACTATTAATGCAGCAAAAAGATTTTTCATGAGTAATATGCCTCATAGTATTTAACTAGTCCATTAGTATTTACATTACCTTGTGACACCCAATCATGGGCACATTCGTAAATACTTTGATTTGAATATCTTGGTGTTCCATCAGAATTAATTTCTCTCCCAAATTTATGAAGAAGAATATTAAGAGCACTAGTTCTTAGTGCAGTTTTTTCCTTACTGTAACGCCAATCCTTATTCATCGATATTGTCCCATACCAGTGCCAGAGTTCCAACCACCAGAACCTTCTTGAAAGTTCTCAGAACCACCTTGAGTTTCTTTTACAGTGTTCCAATTTTTAGTTGCTTTCTCATACATCACTTGGTGAATGTTTTCAGGTTCTTGAGTCTTTTCTTTTCTTTGCTCTTCTTTAATTTTAGATTCTGCGGCAACTTTTTCTTCATACTGAATTGCTTTTTGTGATTTTGGTGCAGATCCAAACCAAGGATCATAAGGAATACTTACAGGTGCAGGAACACCAGTATAAGTGTACCTATTTTCTGAAGGAATATTTCCATAAGGACTATATCCATGACTAAAGTGACCAAAATCACACTCATGGATGGGTGCTTCTAGTTTGGCACAATCGACTTTTTGATCATCAACTACACATTCAAGTTTTTTCTCTTTAGTGGAAACTTTTTTAAGTGTTGATACTGTGGATTTAATTGCCGATTTAATTTTTTTAATCATACTAATACCATTTTCTTAGTGTAATCATAAGCATAAAGTTCTCTATGACCTTTGATTCCCCAACCTAACCAGTAATATGCAGGAACCATATATTGTCTTACTGTACGACCAGTTCCTTCAAACTCTGGAAGGTATCTTTGGAAAATATTTTCATTAATCATATAACGAGTTTGACATTCAAGTGTACTTGGATCACAATCATACTTGACAGCAAATTTACCAAGTCCTTTATATCGTCCAATAGAAGTCCATTGAATCAATCCATAACCACCAGAATAACATTTATCATAAGAAACTCTTGCACCACCTTCACAAATATTTGGATGAAAATTTGATTCTGATTTAATATTGCCAAGAATAGTTGCTAATGCATTGCGATCAGTAATTCTTGTATGCTCTTGAAGTGCTGCTAAAACATACTGCTCATTAGGATTGCATTCGGGACATTTCCATGTTTTTTCAACCACTTCAAGTTTAATTGCTTCTTCTACATTTTCGGAAACATCAACTGAAGGAGGATTATCAATTTCAGTAATTGATGGATAGGCACAAGCTGCCGATGCTGTCAAACAGAATGAAGCAAGAATAGATTTAAGCATTGAATTAATTACATAGAACATCCGTTTCAAAAACAGTATTGTTTTTCATACGGCACAGGGTATATAGAAGAAAATATTAATCTTCTCCAAGATACTCCAGAGAATAAATTTCATGATCCTCAATATCAGGATCTAACCATTCGGCAAATTCTGACTGAATAGCATGAGCATCTTCAACAGATTTTAGCACGTCATCAGTTTTCATATCACATAGAGTGTGCATTCGATCAACTGCCCAGTCGTGTGTCACTTGCAGTGTCTTTTCCAAAATTTCCATAATCTTTCCGCATGTAACGGCCTAGGATATTGCTATTATAGTATGCCGGACCTCCTGTGTCAAGAGATTCACTCAAGACATTATTCAAAAATAATTGTTTGGTCTCTTCATAGTTACAAAGACCTTTAGTCGTATGCAAACTCAGTATAACTCTACTGAAGGTCTCTTTACCATACTTTTTTATATCTTCTTTTAACTCAGGACAAGAACCATAATACTTTTTCCAATCTGATTCTTGTTTTACTTTTCTCTTTTTTCCAGGAGGTTTTCTGAACGACCAAAAATACTTTCTCCCAATGTACGATCGTCCGTTGGACTGATTGGTAATACAGTAAACAAAACCAAAATACTCATGAATAGCATCAGAGTCAAAAACTTTCCCATCATAAGTCCATGGGTTTTCATAGCTCATCTTATAGAACTCAATGAGCTATTATTTATCTTCAATGGAGACAAACCTAGTCTAGCAATAAAAAAGCAGGGTGTCAAGCCCTGCTGTGTATTATGTAAGTTTTATATCACTTTTTCTTACGTGCTTCAATCTCTTTGTTCTGCCTCATGATGTCTGCGATACTATTAGAAATACCGGTGAAACCTGCCTTAGAAGGATCGGTTTGCTTCTTAGAGTCATCTTTGTAACCACCAGCAGCACGGGCAGCACGGCGGTTCTCGTCCAACTCAAACTCTTCCTTTGGCATTTTAGCACCCGACTTATGACGGGTTATGCCTGCAGAGTCAACATAAGTTTCTCTCTCCCTTCTGGGGGTCACATAACCGACACCAGGAACTACACCAGTCTTACCGGCATCTCTGGCGGCATTTCTTGCTGCTGCTCTTTCTGCTGCTCTCTTACGATTACGATCATAAGAACTCATTGCTTCATCAACTTCTACTTCTTCACCAGTAAACTTGAAGTTCTTCGCACGAGTATTTACACTCGGGTCATACATTGGGTTATCATTCTTCCGATTGGTTGGCGCAGCCTTTTTATCCTTAGAAGATTTGGTTCTCGACGCCATCGATTCTGCTTCTTTCTTGCGATGATACTCCTTATTGATCCTTCCCATAGCAGCACGGTTCTCATCAATCATTTCTGCTTCCATGATTGCTTCGATCTCCATTTCAGAGAACAATCCGGTTGCTTCTAGTTCCTCTTTCTTGAGGTTTGCTTTACGATACTCAATATCTGCACGAGTGCCACGATCCATCTTACCTTGCGACTTAGGCTTGGTCTTACCACCTACATCAGGTTGCATACCAGGGTTTGCTGCCTTGACTCTACGACCGTGAGTGTATTCGGCACCAGACTGCTTAGAGTCTCCGGAGACCATCTTACCACCCTGAGAACGGGAATCAGCATATTCTTTATCTGACTGACCGTGCTTGCCTTTGTAGACTTCCTCAACATCTTGAGGTGCATACATTTGATTGTAAAGTTCTTGAATTGTTGCAACGTCGTTATAGTTCATTTGCTCTTTCCTTGCTCTATTGGTAATTGAATCGGCACCTGCTTTAACTGCTCCTGCAGCAGCAGAAACACCCTTAGAAACGCCTCTAACTAGTTTCTTTAGTCCTCTCTTCAGAAGACCATCTTTTCTTTTTCTAGGTGCTGCTGATGTACCTGATGATGAACCTCCATCAGAACCACTGGAAGAAGATGATGAAGGAGTTGAAGAATATGTGGAAGACTCACCACTCGAAGAAGATGATGAAGGAGATGAAGAACCTGTAGAAGACCCACTACCAGAACCTTTCTTACCTCTCTCATATCCTTTCTTAGCAGCACTCTTAACTGCACTACCTGCTCTCTGTGCCGTACTCACTGCCCTTGCAGCAAGTCCTACACCACCTTGTACCGCCTTTCCTACTTTCTTGACCGCACCTTTGATTTTAGAAAGTTTTGATGATTTCTTTTCGGGAGAAGCACTTCCAACTTTTTGCTTACTGACATTCAAAGTTGCTCTTGCTTTGGCACCGGCATCACCACTACCTTCACCAGCAGCTGCTGCAGCTTTATTCTTTGCTCTTAGTGCTGCAACTTTTGCAGGATTAGTTACTTCACTCAAAAGTTCCAATTCAGAATCAATCGACTCACAAATTGTTTCTTCTAAAATTTCAATATCAAATCCTTCTTCCAAACACTCTTGGAAAAACTCTGTCACTTGTTCTTCAATATACTCATCTGTAAGATCATCAAGATCTTCATCAGTAAACTCATCTAAGATACTTTCGAACTTAGGAGCATATACACTCTCATAAAGACTTCGAAGTTCTCCATATTCTGATTGAGATAAAGCTTTCATTTTAATTCTTAAATTACCCTTTATAAGGATATTTATAAAAAAAGAGGGTCTTAATGA